GCAAACTACAAAGGTATCTATGACTAATGAGAATTAAATGAAGAATATGAGAGAAGTTATTCTTCAGATGGTTAATGCTCATCAAGGTATCAAAGGTGTAGACCTTGCATTAAAGGTAATGAGTGAGATTAATCCTGCTGTCTTTAATATTGAAGAATATTGGGAAGCACTTTTTTCACTAACTATCAGTAAAGAGATTGTAGAAGTTGAATACATACTTCCACAATTAACTTACAGAGTAAAATCAATCTATTTCCCGAAAGGAACTGAAATTTATGGAAATTATATTGACTTCAGAAAAGAAAGTGGGATTCTCAAACGGCGTGATGCAAAAGCTAATAGTGTATGATAATGGCGCCATCGTAGGCTATGGTCATATCACTATATTAGCTAATGGTAAGATGTCACAACCCACACTGTTAGACTTAAGAGGTAATGAATTACCACCACAGTGGTATCAATTACAAGTAACTGGTGAGAAGCACTATGTGGTAGTGCCAAGAAGGATTCAATGATTATAGCAGCAGCAATGGAAATGCCTATTGGTGTTCCAGTAGACAGATTATATGAAGGACCACAAACACATGGAAGGCTTGTTCCCTGTCGTTTAATGGCTTTACGTGTTGCTACTAGAAACGAATATGTAGCATATGGTAAAGCAACATATGGTGATGAATTTTCAGTCAATGAAGATTTAGCACGTAAATGGAATTATTACTACGAGGTTTCAATAGACTAATGGAAGAACTAAGGGAGTTTGTAGTGACCAGAACTTACACTATAGATGACCTCATTCAATTACTAGGTGAGGGTAAAAAGGATGTTAAAATTAAGACTAGTATTGGTAATGACCGATGGTCATGGACTAGTCAAATGGATGCCCAAATATTACAGGTTGAAATACGTGAACCTGTGGAGAAGAAATGATATATCAACTTCAAGTCTACTCAAAAAAGAGCAGACACTATCTTACGGTATGGACTGGTCATGATTTGAATCGTGCTCAAATCTTAGCTAAGAAACCATATAATAACTATCTTTGGATGGGTAAGAAGCGTATTCTTAGCATTTCCATTCAAATTATTGAGGTTAAATAATGGACATCGAAAAATTAAAACGCAATCTCGCAGTCATGCATGAGATTGATACTCTATATGAGGCTACAGAACTTGAGCTAATGCTAGTCATGCTCCTAGTAGACTTCATGGCTATTATGAACTGGCCCAAGATAGTGTGTATTAGAATCATGAAAATTTGCCTCGCAATTATGGAAATGGTGGAATCGGAATGATTAAAGAATACTGCTATAAATGTGGTAGGGAACTTAGCAAAAGTCCTCACGATACATCATCACATCGAACTGATGGATATTGTTCTGCACGTTGCAAACGTAAGGATAGGCATCGTGATATGCGTGCAATTGAACGTTCTATCGAGAAAGACGCTCAGGCACGTCGTGAAGATGAAGAACGTTGTGAACGTGATAGAGGACAAGAAGTAAAAGGTAAGGCATTCGGAATGGTGCATAAATGACTATTATTCATTACCCTAACTGTTCAGCAGACTATCCTGAAAAACCTGAAGGTGAAAAACCTCAGGAAATTATGATAATACCAATTGAAGATAATGAAGTTGTTTATCAGTGTTCTGATTGTGGAGCATTTGTAGTGGTGAAACAGTCATGACAATTGGTGAGAAAAATCTAGATGAAATCATCGATATCACAGTTAATAAGAAGAATGTGATACTCGATGCAACCATTCTAACATCTTTAATGAACTGTCCTCGCTATGGTGATTTTCGATACAACCGCCATTTTCAGTCTATTAATGGCAAATCAAATTCACTTGAGTGTGGGTCGATAGTTCATATCTTCCTTGAATACTATAATCGTGGTATAATTCATGGTGTGAAGCGCGAACAAGCAATCCAATTAGGATTTGCCGCTGCTGAGACATATATCCGTGGATGCACTAATTGCACAGACTTCACTCCATCCGATGCCATACTAAAACCAGTATGTGGACATAGACCCAATGAATTTCCAGGGGTCAGAAATACTCCACGCGATTCAGAAACTTCTCCACATAAACGAACGGGATGGCAGTATGTGTTGGATACGTGCGACCAATACATGACATTCTATCGTAATGACCATTGGGTTCCCCTTGAAGTAGAAGTTGTCAAGGGCGAAGTTCTATATGAAGATGATGAGATTCGTATCATGTGGAAAGCCAAGCTTGACTTGGTAGCTGATACTAATCAAGGTATTTATCCTGTTGACCATAAGACGGCTAGTCAGCGTAGAGATACTTGTTCTATGAATAATCAATTCATGGGTCAATGTCTTCTCCAAAAGACACACCGTGTTATCATCAATAAGATTGGATTTCAATCATCTCTCAAACCTGAAGAAAAGTTTATTCGTCCACCAATTAATTACTCTGAACCTAGACTACTTGAATGGCAGACTGAAACTCTCCCATACTATGCTAAGCTTCTGCTGATGTATGCAGAGACTGAGCACTTTCCGCCGAACTTTGGTCACTGTGAAGGAAAATATGGTAATTGTAGTTTCCTTAAAGTATGTGAAGGCAATCCTGATGATAGAGAACGTATCATCAAGGAACTATTTGTGGTTGGTCCAGAATGGAATCCAACTAATGATGAGGACTAAATGTCCAGAGCTTACTACGTAGAAGTAAAATTAGGTGTTAAGAGACAGTGGTATTTACAAAAAGTATTTACCCGTCATACTGATGCACTACATTACGTAAAGGAACATGCTGGAGAAAGATATCCTTTCCGTATTGTTCGAGTAATTCGGAATGTAGTATTCGATGGTGAAAGATAATGAGTAAACCAGCCAATCATCTTCATAAATACAAGAAGGTTAATCTCTCTGAGACAGATAAGCCTTATCTTGTATATAAATGTCTTAAACCAGCTTGTTCACACTATGTTCCTGTCAAGCTTTCTGAAGGAAAATTGTGTGAATGCAATCGTTGTGGTGAACCGATGATTATTACTAAATCGGTCCTCACTCATTCCAACAACAAACCAATGGCTAGACCACATTGTTCTGATTGCATTAAAAGAAGGAAGGAAGATGTGGCTGCGATTGCTGAATTTATTACAGGAATTAAAGTTTAAATGGGTGGAACTAAGATTTAGACTAAAAACCATGAAAAAGCCTAAACTTACTGCTCGCAATTCAGTGAGTAGTGAGTGGCTAATTAAAAAGGATACACATAATGGAATACGTGATTAAGCGTGGTGAATATTACTTAGCTAATCATCCTTCTAATCATCATTGGGTGACAGAAACTAAGGAAGCTAAGAAATTTGAAACATCAATCATTGCATTTAGTGTAATCACACAGATACAAGATTCTGATTGTGAAATCGCTCTGGTATTAGAATCGGTGGAGAAATAATGCCAACAATGGAAGGTTTTAATCCTGATTCACTCTTTACAATGTTAAAGGGTGAGCCAGGAACTAGAAAATCTACACAGGCTATGTCATTTCCAAAGCCTCAGTATTGGGTTTCGACAGACCAAAAAATGGAATCCTTAGTTCTCCCTATGAAGAAGTGGGGATATAATCCTAAGGATATTAGCTTCGATGACTATTCAGATTGGGACTCCGCAAAAGTCAAACTCGAAACACTATCAGGGAAAGGACAGTTTAGTTATCAATGTCCGTTCAAGACTATTGTAGTTGACTCCATTACATCATTAGGAGACAACATGAATAGACAAACCATCAATAAGAAACGTGGGGAGGGTCAAGGCAAAGTAATCGGAACGATATATGTTCCGGGTCTAGAAGAATACAATGCTGAGGCTTCCGCATTTCAAGAAATGATGGGACTACTTAAGAAGCTGAATAAGGAGCAGCAAGTCAATATCATTCTAATCGCTCACGTAGTAGGACAGCGCAAGGATGATGAAAAAAATAAACTAACACATCACTCAAGAGTCATTATTACCGGCGGTGATAAAATTAGTGGTAAGATTGCTAGTTATATGACCGAGGCATACCACTTCGATGTGAAACCGGGTTTCGCAGAAACAGATGAGGGTGAGTATGGATGTTTTACTTCCCATACCGGGAATGATTATGCCAGAACTTCACTTCCATTAGAAAGGAAAATAACCTTCAATAATGAGCCGTTGTATGAACGGTGGATTGCACCGGCTATTAAGAATTTGAAGGAACAAAAACCAATAGAACGTATCCCAACAAACATCACAACACCAACACCACAACTACCATCCACCACCAAACCATTCTAGAAAATTGGAGAGACAATGCCTGTTATCTCATTCAGTGACCGAGACCTTCTCCGTGGTAAAGTTATCACCCCGGCGTGGTATCGTGTCAAAATCGAAAGTGTGGGAGAGGCTCCCGCAAAGGCTTCGGAAAAGGGGCCATCTACCAACTATCCCGTTGAGGCAACTATTCTGTTCAACGGTGATACGGGAGACAAGGAATTCAGCGGCACTCCCGTGGATTGGAATTTCAATAGCAAAGCTGTTGGTTTTGCTGTTGGATTCCTACAAGCTTTCGGTGTGGAAGTTAAGGCGGGGACCAAGTTTGACTTGAAGTCCTCAGAAGGGCGTGAACTGGATGTATACGTGGAGAACGATACATACCAGAACCGGCTTGTGAACCGTGTTAATCACAAGTATCGCGCTCCCAAGGCGGAAGTTCAGGCTGTTGCCTGAATATACGACGAATTATCTGAAATAACGCCTCAACTCTGGGACACATTAACAAGGAGAATAGTAATGGCTGACGTGACTAAAGAAACTGAAGACGAAACTGTAGACATGGACGAAGTGTCCAAGGATACTACTGACTCAGATGTTGATGAAGATGCTGAGAAGGAACCTGATACTACTCTCGGTGAGGACGACGAAATCGAGGAAGTAGAGGAGGAAGACCCAGCAGAAATCGAAGACTAAAGCTCAATTATCGATTAGCCAAGAAGTAGTATCATAGTCAATGTAATGTTGACGCAACAGTGATACCAAAAGTAACTAATCGATAATCGGGATGCGTATTATTTAACCTGATTCCTTTATAGGAACATCAGCTCTGTTAATACGCATCCCACTCTCATTCCACGTGAGGAACTATGAAAAAAGTAAAGAGAACTATCGCTCCACGATTAGCCAACGGGGATAGTAGAGAATCTATTGGACATGGATTACCACCCAATATTAAAGAGGGTGTAAAGGCTATCGCTAAGAGCGAGAACAAGTCAGTATCGTGGGTATTGGAAACAATTATCATTGACTATTTCGGCCTACGCCGACCGAAATACATTCAAAGGAAAAAGAAGTAATGGCAGCACTGAATTTAAAGCGGAGTCGCGCAATGAAAAAGATGTGGAAACGTAAACGTGCAGAGGGCACGGCTAAGAGAAAGAAAGACACCACATCTACTCCTACTACTAAAGTAACTATACCGAGAATGAAGGTTCGAGTAATTTCTCAAAAGGATGGAACTGAGATTGAAAATTACGAGATTGATACCTTAGGGGAATTGTTCGATATTCTCACTGGTAACTATCTTGGAGTTCTCATACACGAAGTTCTAATTCAAACTAATTCAACTCTGTTGTAAAAAGCTGCCCTATAAGGGTATTAGGCAGATACCCCAATAACATTAACTACAGGAGAATGCAGATGACAATGCGCGATGCACTGAAGGAAGCACTTGGTGATAATGTCCCAACTGCTACTGATACTACACCTGATAAGCCTGAGGACAAGAGGATTATTGGGAAGATTATCAAGGTTTCTGATGATGGATGGGGTTTCATTTCATCAAAAGAAGTCAAGTTCACTCGAATCTTTTTTCACTGGACTTCATTGAAGCAGGACACACTCAAATTCCAAGATTTAAAGAATGGAATGAAAGTGGAGTTTACTCCTGTAGAAGTGAAAGACAAAGGCTGGCGCGCAATCAAGATTCGAGTAGTCAAGGATGAGCCTAAACCGTAGAAGTTTTCTACGGCTTCTTGTATCTGGTGTAGCCGGGACAGTAGCTAGTGCAGAACTAGATATTGACCGGCTACTCTGGATACCCGGAGCCAAGACATTTTTCATTCCTAATAATCCAACTATTTCTTTAGGCCAAATTGTGGCTATGGAGATGGAACGGATACTACCCTCAATAGTCACGTTATTTGAACGTGATGATATCTTCTACAAATTATTAGATAGACAAGCCCCATTAATCTCATCCAGAGAAATGCGTATCCCACTAATCATTAAACCAGGGGAGTAGTCCCATTACTTTCCCCGAGAGATATAATCAATCAAATCTATGGCATGAGAAAGTCTTGGTGATGGAAATATACCATCTAGCCATGACTCATCGTGAAAGGGGTTGGACTCTAAGTAAGACTGCTAATTCTTTTGGAGTAAGCATAGGATTAGTATCTGAAAATTTAAGACTTGCTCAAGCGATTCATACTAATGATAGGATAATAAGGTGTGAATCGCGTCAGGATGCCTTAAAGAAACTAAATAATTAGGAGATTAAATGTCTAAGATGTGGCAACCACAATCGTTTGAAGTTCTTCAGAGTTGGGTTGATGCTATTCTTGAGGAAGCTAGTGATAATCTCAATGATTGGGAAACTAAGTTTATTGAGGACATGAGAGTTAGAGTCCAAAATAGATGGGCACTCTCTCAAACTCAGGAAGAAAAACTTGAATCCATCTATGCGGAGAAAACATCCTAAGGATATAATCGTGAAGACTATGACTGACAATGAAACTTGGAATGATTGTCCTCGGTGTGGTAAGTCTTGGAAAGATGAGACTCCCACACCGGGATTAATACATCGCACTCGTTACTGCAATTCTTGCAAGGAAGTAATGAAGGATGAAGTATTTGGTCACATGCATGAAAGGAAGCCAGAATGATAATTAAGTCTCCGTCTATCCAAGAAGAATGTGCATTGTGCAATAGGACTGTGCCGAAAGATGCATTAGTCCTTCGCAAAATCGAAACTAATAAGATTATTTGTATTCCCTGTCTAGTGGAAATTGCAGAATTAACTATTCAAACTCCTGTTAAATTCACTGATAAGGAAGTTACTCCTAATCCTAATTCAGTCAAACAAGATAATGGATAGTGAGAAGAAGTATGTCCCCGGCGTTGGCCCATTAGGGGCTAAGTTAATGGTATTGGGTGCTCATCCTACACCTGCGGATGAAGCAACAGGTAAACCATTTTCAGGGTCAGCCGGTAAAGAGATGGAACGCCTAATGTATGATGCTGGCATACATAGGCCGAACTGTTGGTTTACTAATGTTTCTAAGTATTCCATTCCACCATTACTTCCTAAACAACGTATACCATTTCCTAAACGTTGTGAGATGGCAGGGGTAGATATCAATGCCCAATTAACCGAACTACAGTCAGAAATTAATGCTATCAAACCTAATTGTATTCTCGCATTAGGTGGCGCGGCACTATGGGCTTTAACTGGTATTAAGCCTAAGGAGAGAAAGAAAAAAAATCAAGACGAGGAAACTAAAGCTATTCGATATGGTGGAATAGGTAACTTCCGCGGCAGTATTCTGCACGGCATGGGAGTTAAACTAGTTCCGACATACGACCCTGCACATCTACTCTGGCAATCAGGTTCCGCAGCAGAATTCAAAGGCTACTGGAATCGCCAGATTATGATTTTCGATTTTAAGCGAGCATTAACACAGTCTCGCTTTCCAGAGATATCCCTACCTCAAAGAGTTCTACAAGTCTGTAAGAATTCATACGATTTAGCCCAATTTAGAGACCGTTACAAGAACCATAAAAGATTAGCCGTCGACATTGAGGCTATGGGCACTTGTATACCTGCGTGTATCGGACTCGCATTCAATAAGACACACGGCATGACAGTGCCATTGTGGAATACAGGAGGCATATCGACTATACCAGACAGTGATTTAGTCCAGTGTTGGATTATATTAGCTGAAATGTTATGGGAGAATGAAATCATTGGACAGAACTTCAATTACGATAGAGATAAAATCAAGAGATTGGGTTTCATTATACGGAAGCTTATCTCTGATACTATGCTCAAAGCTCATGCTATTAACCCTGAACTTCCTAAGGGACTAGCCTTCAATACATCTATCTTTACAGAGGAACCTTTCTATAAAGATGATGGAATGTATCATGGAAGTATCAATGACCTTTTAATGGGTTGTGCCAGAGATGCATGTGTAACATTTGAAGTAGATGAGAATATGAACTCAGACCTAGATGAATTAGGTATGCGTCCATTCTTTGAAAACTTTCTAATGAAGATACCTGACTTCTATTGGGATATAGAGAGACAGGGTTTCAGGGTAGACCATACGGAAAGAGATGCATTACTTCGCAAATACATTGAATGGGATGAACGTGTCCGATATGAGCTATTTCAACTAACAGGAACAGAAATCAATGTTAATAGTCCAAAGCAAATTGCATCGCTTCTATGGGATAATTTGGCGCTTCCTCGTAAGGATTCTACCGGCGAAGAAGCAATTACTGAATTACTTAATTCTGCATCTGCTATTAAGAAAAAGGAATCTAGACGAATCTGTGAACTTATACTTGAAGGAAGGAGAGTTAGAAAAAGCATTTCAACATACCTCATGGCTCTACCTGACTTCGACGGTAGAATGCGAACAACATACTTTCCATGTCTTGACACAGGTAGGACCTCTACGGGACAGCAAGACCCACCGATACGACCTGAGGTCGACGTTATTGATGAGAACGGAAAGAAGAAAGAGAAAGTATTAGGCATCGCGTTTCAGACCATGACTAAGCATGGTGACATTGGTGCAGACATACGTGGTATGTATGTTCCTGATAATTGTCATATAGAGATATATGATGCATCATGGGGCACCTATACTGCTGAGATAATTGAGGAAGAAATATTCGTTCAAGCTGACTCATCACAAGCTGAGGCTAGAGTAGTATGGCTATTAGCAGGTGATGAAGAAGCATTAAAATTGGTGGATGAAATTGATTATCATGCTTGGACTGCTTCTTGGTTTTTCGGTGGTAGTGAATCTGATTACTCTAAGAAAGTATTGGGTTACGAGCACCCAATTAGGTTTGCTGGTAAGACTTTACGTCACGCGGGCCATCTCGGTGCAAGTAAACGACGTGCAGCTATATCAGTTAATACTGATGCGCGCAAATACAAAATCCCGATTGCAATTACAGAAGCAATTGCCGAGCAAGCTCTTAAAATATTCCACCACAAGCAGCCCAAGATACAGCAAGTCTTTCAGAATGGAATAGTAGAGTGTCTTAAAAGAAACCGTCAGTTAGTCGCAGCATTACCTTATGGGGTAGATGCTCCTATAGGCGGTAAAAGGACATTCTTTGAGAGAATGGGTGAAGACCTATTTCGTATGGGCTTCTCATACATTCCTCAGCGGAGTATCTCTGATAATACTAAGGCAGCAGGTATGAGGATTAAGCCTCGCTGTCCGGGTATTAAAATAGTGATGGAATCCCATGACGCCTTACTGTTTTCAATTCCGGTCAGTAAGTTGATAGCATGGTGTCCTATTATTAAAGAGGAGATGGAACGTCCTATTGATTTCACTCATTGTTCAATACCTCGGCGTCCACTTTCTATTCCATGTGAAATAGAGACTGGTCATAATTATAAGGACTTGAAGAAGTTTAGAGATATGCCTATTATCGCTGAACCAATTCAAATTCCTAAAATGCCTCCAAAGAATATAACGGAAGCTTTTACAGCATATGAAGAATTACCACCTGACTCTCCATTAACTAATCTCATTTACCATCACACTGTGGAGAAAAAATTTGAAGTATGAAATGGAACTTACTCTAATCATTAGGGGAAAATCTGACGAGAATGGATTAGTTCCATTCGATGTTCAGTCAATAGACAAGGTGGTAGGAAGTAGTCTATCATCAATATTAGGACAGTTTCTAATAGTCATTGCATCGGTTCACCAACGATTACTTAATAATTGCAAATTAGAGAATAGGAATACCTGATGACGATATACCATTTTAGATATGACTATTGAAGGATTAACTATTAAACAACGATTATTTGAACATAGAGAAATAGACCCAATTACAGGATGTTGGCTCTGGACAGCATTTTGTCAAAAGAATGGTCATGGAACTATTAGAATTAAAGGAAAGAAATATTTAGTCCATAGGATTTCTTGGATAGAATTTGTTGGACCAATTAAAGAATTAATTTGTCATAAACAGGAATGTCCAAATCCTAATTGTTTTAATCCAGAACATTTATATGATGGAAATCATTATACTAATGCTCAAGATAGAAAGGCAGTAGGAACTTATGTCAATAACAGACCCCCTAACTCCAACTAATATAAAACCTCGTGAGGTATGGTGTCCTCAATGTAAGGTTACTATTACAACTGATGTAGCCACACCAACTTGTCAGGAATGTTTTGGTGCAACTATGATTACAGTTCTCTATTCAGTAGTGACTGGTCACAGAATAACAGGTGTCGAACGCACAATCTTAGCTACTCCATTTTTCGTTAATAAAGAATGAATTGGGTCCAGGAGATAGTCAATCTTCATAGTGAGCTTGAATCTCCAGCATCATTTTGGAGATGGGGAGCTTTAGCAGCAATTTCAGCCGTTATCAAGGACAATGTCTGGCTAGACCAACAGATTTTTAATCTATATCCCAATATCTACGTCATGTATCACGCAGACAGTGGACTTAAGAAAGGTCCGCCTGTGAACATGGCAAAAAAACTCGTAAAGCTTGTTAATAATACACGCATTATTACAGGCAGAGGTTCTATTCAGGGAATCCTGAAAGAGATGGGAACTGCATATACATCACCGGGTGGTAAGGTAAATACCAAATCGGTTGCATTCATCTGTTCATCAGAATTATCTTCATCCATAGTAGAAGATAAAGTAGCTACTAAAATTCTGACAGATATTTACGACCGTTCTTATAACGAGGGTGAATGGCGTTCTCTATTAAAAATGGAGACATTCACTCTTAAAGACCCAACAGTTACTATGTTGAC